AAAATAAACAAAGGAGCGAAAAATGATGACTAAGAAATGGATGCTACAACCAGTTCGTCGTTGTTGCAGCGGATCTTAACTCGGGCGGGAAAGACCCGCATTGTTTGAGAATAAATATGACTAAAAGATTATTAACAGAATTTTATGAATTATGCCCCGATGGTATGTGTCCCGATCTTCTTACCGAAAGAGAGAAGAAAGAGATCGCCAACGGCGCTATGTATTTAACCGGACGTATCCAAACTGCCGACAAGCAGAATGGAAATGGACGTGTTTATCCTTACGAGGTTCTAAAGCGCGAGATAGACAATTATAAAAAGATTGTTGAAGATAATCGTGCTTGCGGAGAACTCGACCACCCAGATGACTCAGTAGTCAATCTTAAAAATGTATCACACATGGTTGTTGATTGCTGGTGGGAAGGTAAGGATGTTATGGGCAAGATGAAAATTCTTGACACCCCTTCTGGGCAAACAGTAAAGGGGCTTATTAATTCTGGTGTAAAACTGGGGATCTCATCTCGTGGTCTCGGATCAGTAAGAGAAAGCATGGGCAAGACTGTCGTCGAAAGCGACTTTCAACTCATTTGCTTTGATATTGTCTCCGAGCCCTCAACACCAGACGCTTTTGTTTATCCAGAAAATAAGAGTGCCCCAATACGGATGCGAGAAAACAAACAAAACAAGATTGATAATCTATTTACCAAGATCTTGGGAGATTAAATGAACAAGGGCGAATTAAAAAAAGTTTTAAAACCTTTAATAAAAGAGTGCATCAAAGAAGTAATGTTCGAAGATGGAACTCTTTCCTCTATTATTGCCGAAGTAATGAAAGGCACAAACGCCACGTCTGCTCAGCCAATTGTCGAAAGCAAGCAACCAGTCGTACAACAACCTCGATTGGAAACAGATGCCGAAGCAAAAGCGCGGTTGACCAACAAGAAAAGACAACTGATGGATTCAATCGGCAATGACTCTTATAATGGAATCAACCTCTTTGAGGGGACCACTCCAACCTCGGCCCAAACAAGCGGCCACAATCAGGGCGCACTTAGTGGAGTATCTCCCGGTGACCCCGGAGTGGACATAAGCAATCTAATGAACAAAACATCAGCCATCTGGCAGAAGATGAACGAGAAAAAATAATGGGATACAACTACGAATACAAACTTAGAAAAGGTGAGTCAGTTGAGAGAGCCGTCAAGAAGTTTTCTAGAAAGTGCAAGAAGCTAGGCATCATCCAAGATGTTAGGGACAGACGGCATTACCAAAAACCTTCGGTCAAAAAAAGATTAGCCAAAAAAAGGGCTATCGCTCGTCATCGCAAAGAGATGGCGAAAAGACGCCGTTAAACTATTTAATACGATAGGAGATTAGAATATGGGTTATCAAAACATTTACACCGCCGGTCTAAATAATGTTGGATCATACGAGGTATCCGGTGTACCTTATGCAACTGGTAGTATTGATGCTAGTGGTGGCGTGTTGATTAACTTTCCCACTGTTACTCGATGGGTTGTTGTTCATTATTCTGCTTCAGACTCCGGAAATCCTGATTTGAAACTCGGCTTCAGCGAAAACGGTGTTGGCTCAGTAGAAGAAAATTACTTTTTCGCAATGAAGCCAAATACTACAAGTCCGCGTTTTGAACTCAAACTCACTGAGTTGGCTCTGTTTGGGGGTGATGCCGGTGAACAAGGCGTCTCCGTAATGGCGGGGCTCACATACATACCTACATTAAGGCTCGATTCAATTGGTCCTTCAGGATCTAACTGGTCTGGTTCTATCGGAGTAGGTTAATGGGTGAATTTGGATGGGCCTATATTACTTGCGACGATCAAGTCGGTAACGCCACTGGTCCAACAGGATCTCTTCAATTCCACCATGCTGGACAAGAGATTACTGGTTCCGATTATTTGGTTTTTAAAACGAGCTCAGCACCTTTTTCACTTGATCTAACTGGTACACTAAACGTTAGTGGAACCATTAATGCCGATATTATGAATATCGCGGTTACTAACAAAAACGTTATTAACCTTTCGGCTTCAGGTGATACAAAATTTGGAAACAGTGTAGACGATAGCCACCAATTCACAGGAAGTATGTTTATAACAGGCGGGGTAACCTTTAATTACTACAAGGTTACATCAGCAACATACGCAATTACGCCAACAGATTATATATTGGGTATATCTGGATCTGGCTATATAAGCCTAACTCTGCCCACATTCAGCTCATTTAAAGGAAGATTCTTAACTATTAAAGATGAATTTGACTTTTCTGGCTCTGGGCGTCCCGCTATTCACCCAATCGCAATAACAGCATCCAGTGGCTTGTTAGACGGTAATGGTACTTACGAAATATCTAATGGTGACTTTGCTGCCGTTAACTTATACTCTGATGGTACTACTGGGTGGTTTGTAGTCTAAATATTATAGGAGAAAATAATGTCCTATAACCTATTGTCCGCCAGTGTTACAATGCCGACCACATATAACGGCGACACTGCTATTAATCTAAGCAATGTCAGCATGAGTGGTAATATCGCCGGTGACGGCACCGAATTAATAAATGTAAACCACACTTTACAATCTAACACAAGCCCCGGAAGAATACCATTCTTTGATACAACAGAAGCAGTAGGTCCTCTTGGTAACCAGTTTAATACAAGGGGAGACCGAAACTTTACATTTAACCGATCTAATGGTGTTATGGCTCTTAATGGGACAGCCTCGTTAAGTGCAATAACTCTTAATAGTGCTTCCAGCGAAGTTGCGGTAACAACAAAATATCTTGCATTGAACTCTAATGATGAAGTTGTTCTAACTTCTTCGGTAACAACCGGAGGACCAGTCAGTTCGCTTCAGTTTAGTACGGGACCAACAGCACTGTCTGGCTCTCCGACAATGACGTTTGATAGCACTAATAACCTGTTAGCCCTAACTGGATCAATAGAAGTATCGGGGTCTATAACAGCACATGAATTAAACATTGTTGTAGTCAATGAGAGAAAAATAAATCTTGATATCTCCGGATCAACTATATTCGGTGATTCCTTGGACGACACTCACCAGTACACTGGGAGCATTTTAGTCAATGGAACAGTTGTAAGAAGCCGTGTATCTGTAACTTCTAGCCCTTTTTCGATAGGTGCGACAAATTATTTTGTTGGAGTTCGGTCGGATACAATTGGTGCTGCCAGTACGATTAATTTACCTGTGGCCAATACTTTACAGAATGGGCAATCTCTGATTATAAAAGATGAGGGCGGTTCTGCTCAAAGCTATAATATTAAAATAACAGCCTCCGCAGCAGATTTAATTGACGGACAGTCGGAAATTTACATAGAATCGCCTTTTGGGGCGATAAACATATATACTGATGGGTCTAGTAAATATTTCATCTACTAGCGCGTCGATTCCGCATTAGTTCCTCTAATTATAATAGCGCCAATGGTGCCCGACATACACGTGTCCGTCGGCATCATACGCCATGGCGCGTTTTTATGGAGGATATAAATTATGGCTTATAAATTTCAAGTTGGGCAATCCCAACTTTCGGGTAACTTAACCCAAGAAGGAAATGTTGTTGGTGAGGGACTTGGCCGATTTAATGGTGGTCTCAACATCAATAGTAACATGACGGTTTCTACTGCTGGTGCAATTGCTGGTGCAACCTCAATTTCTGGTTCTGGTGAGATCTCTGGTCTTGAATTAGATATTGAAAAAGAAGCAAATATTGGTCAAAAACTTACTGTTGTAGGTGTTTCTGATTTAGATGGTGGTATTGATGTAAATGCATCAAACTTCACCGTTTCAGCCGCTGGTGCTGTTGTTGCTGAAAGCACTGTATCTGGTGCTGCCGCAACTTTTGATACTCTTGCTGGTACTTCTTTAGCACTTCAAAATGGTGGTATTACTGCTGCTGGTGCAATTGCTGGTGCAACTACAATTGCTGCAAGTGGTCTTGCTAACCTTGACGGTGGTATCGAAGTTGACAATGGTGGTAACAAATTCACTGTTTCAACTGCTGGTGCTGTTGTTGCTGAAAGTTCTATATCTGGTGCTGCTGGTACATTTGATGCTCTTGCTGGTACTTCGTTGGCTCTTCAAAGTGGTGGTATTACTGCTGCTGGTGCAATTGCTGGTGCAACCACAATTACCGCAACTGGTTTGGTTTCATCTTCTGCTGCTCTTAATGGCCTTTCATTAGACATTAATAGCGCTGCAAGTGTTAACTCTGCTGGTGCTGCAAGCTTTGCTAGTGCAAATCTTAACGCTGGTGGTATCACTAATGCTGGTGCTGTTGCTGGTGTAACAACCATCAGTGGTTCTAGTAATGCCCAGTTTGGTGGAACTTTAGATGTTGGTCACGGTAAATTTAGCATTGACGCTTCTGGTCAAATCGATCTTTGCCCATCTGGTTCTATCACCGATCTGTATGTAGGCGATGATGCTCAATTTGCTGATACTGTTACTATCGAAGGTGTTTTACGTGCAGATGCTGCTGCAAATTTTGCAACTACAGTTGCTGTAAACGGTCTTTCTAACCTTGATGGTGGTATTGAGATTGATAACAGTGGTAACAAATTTACTGTTTCTACTGCTGGTGCTGTTATGGCCGCTGCTCTTGCTAACCTTGATGGTGGTATTGAGGTAGATAATGGTGGTAACAAATTTACTGTTTCTACTGCTGGTGCTGTTATGGCTGTCGGTGCAATTTCATCTTCTGCTGCTCTTGAAGGTCTCTCGTTAGATATTAATAGTGCTGCAAGTGTTAGCTCTGCTGGTGCTGCAAGCTTTGCTAGTGCAAATCTTAACTCTGGTGGTATTACTAATGCTGGTGCTATTGTTGGTGCAACAAGCATTTCTGCTTCTGCACAAATACAGGCAACTACTTTTGACCTTGATGGCGCTGCTGATATTGGAGGCAAACTTACTGTTGTAGGTGTTTCTGATCTCGATGGTGGTATTGATGTTAATGGTTCAAGCTTCACTGTTGCTACTAATGGTCACCTTGTTTCACCATCTGGTTCTATCACTGATCTCTATGTTCAAGATGATGCTCACTTTGCTGATACTGTTCTTATTCAAGGCGCTCTCAGTCAAACTGGTAATGCTACCTTCACTGGTGCTGTATCTTCATCTCAAGGTCTACACATTACTGCTGGTCTTGGTCTTATCGTTGGTGCTTCTGGTGAACTTCAGGTAACTCCAAACGGTAACGTTTCTACCTCTGGTGATGTAACTGGTTCTGCTTTTGACTTCGCTAAAGGTGCTGATTTCAAAATCGCTCAAAGCCTGTTACCAGATGTTGCTTCTTCACTTGATCTTGGTAGTTCTGCACTTCCTTATCAAGCAGTTTACGCTGATACCTTCATTGGTAACATCGCATTTGATACTCAAACCGTAACTGACTTCGGTCCAGTTGCTGCGGCTTCTGATATCGTTTACGTTAACATGGCCTCAAACGGTCTTACTCTTGAGCTCCCAACTGGTTCTGCCGGTAAGGTACTCAGAGTTAAAGCGGTAGGCGAAAGACCATTCTCACTTTCTGGTGCTGCTGGTACTGGTGATACTGTATTTGATCAACCTGCTGATTCTATACTCGTATTGTTGGAAACAGGTGGTGCTGCTGTGACTTGTGTATACTCTGGTTCTGCTGGTTCCGGTAAGTGGCACATCATCTAATCTTCGGATTGGATTATTGTCCTATACTTTATGTGGAGGTTGCCTTCGGGCAACCTCCCTTTTTATTATCAAAAGCCTAATTATGGATAGCACGAGGTAATGAAATGGCTTTTAATTTTTCAATTGGTGGACAAATCATTGGTGACCTGTCTGGATCTGATGATTCGGATAGAAACACAGTCATAGATTTTGAAGAAGATTACATTGGATTTGTAACCAGCGGATCAACCATATTAAGCATATCAGGCAGCGATGTATATTTAGCAAATGGTTCAAACTTATATTTAGACGGAGGATCAAATCTTTATTTTGATTCAACCCCAAGCCCCGCTTCGGTTTTTATAAGCGAGGTTGGCGATGGTTCTAATTCTTTAAACATTGATGCAAATAATGTTTTATATCTTACGGCTGACGAAAGTGTGAGAATAGTTGCCAACGACGGGACTAAAGTTATATTTGACTTTAATAATGATGTTGCTGAAGTTGAGATGCCTATTTCAAGTTCTACGACAATTGAAGGCGGAACTCTTGTGAACAACGGAGGACGAAAAGCAAATGTTGCGTCTGTTACCTCCACTCCATTCTCGGTTTCCACGAGTCATCATATGCTTGCAGTTAATACAGATTCTGCGAAAACTTTAAATTTACCACAAGTATCCAACTCAGACGCAGGTGTTGTTTTAATAATAATGGACGCCTTTGGAAGCTCTGAGACTGCTGGTGCAAACAACAACAACATAACAATCAACGCGCACTCTGGTCAATATGTCGGAGCAAATTCGTCTTATACCATTAATACTATGGGTGGTGTTGTATCATTGGTCGCCTTAGACAGTAATGGCTGGGGCATATTTAACAAGATAACTAGCTAGTTACTACGAGGATAAAAAATGTCATATAATATTTTTAGCAAGAGGGCTGCTTTTCAGGGGACTACAAAAACCGCTGATGGCGATATAGTATCTGGTACTATTGAGTATATGGTTGATAACCATTCAAACCAGACTATTGATGGACAAAAGACCTTTACTGATCTATCGGCTAGTAATATTTCAATTGGTGAGAGGATTTCTCATACAGGGGATAGTGATACAAGACTACAGTTCGGCACAGATAATATTGCTTTTATGGCTGACGGCGGAACTCAAATATTTACGATTTATGGTAACCTAAATCCTGATCGAGTACAAGTTAACACTGGAAACCTTGTTATTGCTACTGGTAATATAGGAATTGGGGTCACCGTACCAACTTTTGAACTTGAGGTCGATGGTAATGTATCTGGTTCCGGAACATTCCATAATGTTGGTGCTGCAACCTTTGGTAACAACTTGAGCGTCACTGGAACAATATCTGGTAACGGATCTGGCCTCACAAATGTTGGTTTGGCTGGAAACCTATTGGCTGAAAGCATAATCGGTTCTGTTAGTGGTTCTCAGATCAGCGCATCAAACGGTCTTTCTACAAGCGGCAACAATTTGGTTGTGCAAGTGAGTGGAACGGCATCTGGTCTTGCTTCTGAGACAAATGGTATTAAAATAGATTTAACTGGACTCGGAACGGTAGCGTACTCCGATAACGATCACATACTCATAAGTTCCTCCGCCGGTAACAAGAAGATGCAACTGGGAACCCTTGAATCAGGGTTCGACAGTCTTGCGGCAGGGCAAGTAACATCAGGGAGATTTGATACTGCCCGACTTCCCACAACTATCAGCGGGATTAGTTTCTTAACATCCTCCGTTATTTCTGCCTCGACCTTTCATGGAAACGGAGAGAACCTAACTGGTGTTAGCGCAACAGCAGCCCCCGGCGGGTCTAATACGCAGGTTCAGTTTAATGATGATGGCGACCTCACAGGTGATGCACAATTGTTCTTCCTGACCGGTTCAAACACGTTGGCGACGACTGCGTTATCAGCATCAGGAGATCTATCAGGATCCTCGCTTCGTATTTTGAACTCTATTTTTACCGGAGGCAATACTTTCTTGGACAGCAACGGAAACGTATTTGCATCAAGCATATCTGGCTCTGGGACAATTCATGTGGTTGGGAGCGCTTCATTTGGTAATGACCTATCAATCACAGGAGCATACTTTGGCGACGGTAGACAATTAACAGGACTGCCAATTACAAATGCTGCTAGCAACGCTGTTGTTACGGTTGTTAATGCAACGACTAAAACAGTAGACGCTAGTTCAGACTTTACATACGATGGCACTGATCTCGAGGTTCAAAATGGCGCTGTGCTGGCAACAAACCTTTCGGCTTCCTCTGATCTTAAAGCAGGTGGTAATCTTGTAATTGGTGTCGCCGCTACAACTCTATCAGCAACCGAACTTGGTGTGCTTGATGGTGTAACAGCAGGAACCGCCGCCGCCAGCAAAGCGATGGTTCTTGATTCAAATGCAGATATAACAGGGTTTAGAAAATTAATTTCCGCAACTAATGGCGCTTCTCTTGTGGAGGTCACCTCTTCCGCAGGAAAAATCTCCCTATCAGGTGAGGCCGTGGCTATCAGAAATGTAGCCAATACATCAGTTTTCAATGTTGCTATTACTGATGGAGATGTAACTAGTGCTGGTGCTATTAAAGCGGCTTCTCTTTCTGCCTCCGCTGATCTTCAAGTCGGAGGACACATAACTGGTTCTGGTAATATTGTTTTGTCCAATAATAATAACAATAGAATAGAGTGGGACCTTTCAGGTGGATCTGATGAAGGGCCTTACATACATGGTGTATCTTCATCGTCAGGTGTAGGCCACACTAAGAAGCTTGAAATACATGGTGATAATGATCTAAACTTACTGGCTGACTCAATCATAAGATTTAAGGTTCCCGACAATGCTAATGCCGTGACTATTGAGTCTGCGCTGGCCACAGTATCTGTACCAATTTCTTCATCTTCTCAGATTTCAGGATCAGGGCTTTATTTGCAAAGTCATGGTACTACCGTGATTGCATCAGGAGGAAACACTTTCCTTGACTCGGATGGTGGTATCACCGTCGGTGCAATAACAATGATGGCCGACTCGGATACTACTCTTAATTTCAACAATAACCAAATCTCCGGCTCTGGTCATATTTCCGGTTCAGCATTTTATTTTGAAGATTCAATAAACCTTAGTGGAAACCCAATCATAACCGGAGACGGAAACGCTTCTTTTGGACAATTGACCTGTTTTGTTGACGCCAAGGGCAATACCAATCTTCCAACCGACAATAGTAGGGCAACATTTTATGTTGATGAATCAGCAAATAAATTCTTTGTTTATGTAAAATATTCTGGTGGAGCAGTGAAATCTGGCTCTATCGACCTCACATAAAGCACAATCTTCCTTTTCTCATTAAAAACACTATTTACTTGTGATAAACTATTTCTAGGAGAAACCTTAATGTCTTCAATGTTAGAACAAGCAATTGTTGATGCCGCCGCACTTCGCGAGGCTGCTTTAAAAAATGCTGAACAGGCTATTATAGAAAAATACGCCCCACAAATAAAAGATGCCGTAGAATCGTTACTTGAGGGGACGACGGGGGATCTTAGTGTTGGGTCTACTGTTCGAGAAATCTCAACGGGTGCTATTGGCACAATTAGAGAAATTGATGAAGACGGCGTACAAGTTGAGGGCCAAGACGGTGGTGTATTTTTAGCTGAGGCTGGAAACCTAGAAGAGACACGATTAATTAATGAAGAAGAGATGAGTTTGGGCTCAAGCCCCCAACCAATGCAAGTTAACGCGCCCTTGGGTGCATCACCTGAAAGTATTGTAAATCCTAACGCTGAGGTCAGTGCAGAATTTGAATTTAACTTTAATCCGGGTGATTTCTTTGATCTTGACCTTGATCAAGTGGCTGCTGCCGCTGAGGAGAATCCCACCTCGGATGGTGAGCAACAAGAAAGCACCGAAGATCTCCTTGATGATTTAGGAGCAGAAGAAGAAGGCGATGCATTAGGCGATCTAAATCTTACAGAGATGGTCGCTGAATTAGCTAAAACTCTCTTAGAAGAAGAGGAAGTGATCGAAGAAGAACTTGTTGTTGATATGGCCGCTGATAAATTGGGCTTTTTCACAAGCAATAAAACAGAGGTTGGATACCAACAAGATCGTCAACTTGCTCAAATGGAAGATACCAAATATAAAGAAGAGAACGAAGCACTTCTTAAAAGAGTATCTGAACTTCAAGAATCCTTAGATAAAAGAACTGAGGATGCTACTAAACTTTTAGGAGTTGTTGAACAACTCAAAACTACATTAGACGAAGTACTTGCCTCAAATGCAAGACTTATCTATTCTAATAAAACTTTAAGCGATGCCTCCCTGAATGAGCGACAAAAATCTAAAATTGTTGAAGCCATCGCTCAGGCAAACTCTGCTGAAGAAGCGAAAACTCTTCATGAGACTCTTACTGCTACAGTGGGTTCTTCTAAATCTAAAGGACCACAATCACTGAGCGAGTCTGTAAATAGAAAATCAAATCTTTCTGCAATCTTGCCACGGCGCAAAGAAAAAGTGGTTACCGAGTCCATGTCCTTTGCTGACCGAATGAAAAAACTCGCTGGCATTAACTAATCATTTAATGGAGGTATTATAAAAAATGTCTATTATACAAACTCTCACAGAAGGGATGGTCCAACGCGATATGCGTAAAGAAGGCGAAGCTCTTTTGAATAAGTGGGGCCAAACTGGTCTCCTTGAGGGTCTTACCGATGAGCGACAACGTTCATCAATGGCCCGACTTTTGGAAAACCAAGCAAAAGAACTTCTTCGCGAAGCGTCTTCTATGACCGCTGGCGATGTTGACGGTTTTGCTGCTGTTGCTTTCCCTATCGTTCGTCGTGTATTCGCCGGACTTATTGCTAACGATCTTGTTAGCGTTCAACCAATGAGCCTTCCATCAGGTCTCATTTTCTTCCTTGACTTCTCGTTTGGTGACGAGCAGAACGGAAGAACCGCAAGCTCTCCTCGTATGGGTAACACCGCCGATGGTACTGCTTCTATTTATGGTGGTAATCAACTTGCTTCTGGTATCTCTGATGGCGTTAGCCTTGTTGGTGCGACCTACAAAGAAGACCTTTCCGGTCCTCGCACAACTGTTGGTTATGCTTACGCATCTCCATCTGGTTCTAACAATGGTAACATTACTCAAGCCCACGTTACAGTTAACGCTGCTTTCTTGCTTAACGGTTCTGTAAGTGATACTGATGCTAAGTTCATCTTGTTCGACCCAGATCTTCTTGCTGTTACCGACAGCTCTGTTGGTGTTGTTGCGTTTGAGGTTGATGAAGCCGAAATCGCAAGTGCTAACGGTGTTGGCGAAATCGACTTCGACAACATGGGTGCTTTCCAAATCAGTGCTACTGCTCTTGCTACTCTTGATGCAGTTATCGATGCTGCTGGTGCTAACTTCAACGCTCAAATTCGTCGTTTAACACGTCGTGTTGCTGCTGCTGATTCTGGTACTGGTAACGCTGCTACTCGTTTTGTCTGTGTTATTGCTGGTGGTTCTTTGACCGCAGGTGATACTACTGTATCTGCTGGTACGGCTATCGGTACTGGTGAATTGAGTTATCCTGCTAAGGACCTCTTCACTGCTACTGGAACACCTGTTGGTGCTATTGATGGATACAGCATGCTTCTTGAAGGCAACGCTGCTATTCCAGAAATCGACATCAAAGTTGATTCAATCGCTATCACAGCCGAAACCAAGAAGTTGAAAGCTAAGTGGACCCCAGAATTGGGTCAAGACTTGAACGCTTACCACAACTTGGATGCTGAAGTAGAGCTTACTTCTATCCTCTCTGAGCAAGTTGCTCTTGAGATCGATCGTGAAATCATCGCTGACCTCGTTGTTGGTGCTACTGCTGCTACCTACTACTGGTCACGTTCTCCGGGTCTCTTTGTAAATCGTGAAACTGGTGCCGAACTTGGTGTTGGCGCTGCTGTTCCTGATTTCACTGGTACTGTTTCTGAATGGTACGAGACCCTTATTGAAACCATTAACGATGTTTCTGCTCAAATTCACAGAAAGACACTTCGTGGTGGTGCTAACTTTGTTGTTTGCTCTCCAGCAGTTGCAAACATTCTTGAGTTCACCGCTGGTTTCCGCGCTAATGTTACCGCTGACGCTGATAAAGGCGAAATCGGTGCTGTTAAGGTTGGCTCACTTAACCGTAAATTCGACGTAATCGTTGATCCTTACTTCCCACAAGGAATCGTTCTTGTTGGTCGTCGTGGTTCTTCATTCCTCGAAAGCGGATATGTGTACGCTCCTTACGTACCTCTCCAAGTAACACCTACCATCTTCGGTCCAGAGGACTTCGTTCCTCGTAAAGGCGTAATGACTCGTTACGCTAAGAAGATGGTTCGTCCTGATATGTACGGTCTTGTTATTTGCCGTGGTATCCTTGGCGAGTCTGGCGCAACCTAGTCATTAGGTTTATAGCCTTTGCTACTAGCCCCTCGATCTCCGGATCGGGGGGTTTTTAGTTTGGAGAAAACTATTTATTGTGACTTGTTTTATTCTCCTCTGGGCGAGGCCACTGCCCTTAGAAAGATTGTGTTCCGAGGTGGCTGGGATACAATCATTGAATAAATTCAGGTTATTGCAATAATTTTATAATAGGAGAAAATCATGGCAAAAAGAATAAGTAGAAGAAGACTCTACGCAATCGACAAAAAGGGTATTAGCTCTGGGTCATTTGTGCCCGGTGGTGGTATTTCTGGTTCAATTGTGCAACAGTCTATTTATAGAGATGGTTTTGAAGTCATAACCGAACTCGCAATTGATTTCGCTTACGGCACTACTGGTTCTCTAGCGGCACCCGGCAACAAGAACTTGGTTGTTGGTATGACCAATAGTGGATCTGCTGTAATCGGCCAGATCAACGAGCAACGAAATGGTGTTGTTACAGCTGCTGAATGTATCTGTGTAGAATCACCAAACTCTGGTACTAGCAACCCAGTAGACCTTGACTTTGTTTTCGCTGATGAATACTTTACCGCGTTCTCTGGTACTTTAACAAACGCAACCGCTCTTGTAGCAGGTGGCGGTGATTGGGTTAAAGGCAAGAATGTTACCGGTGACGTTGACAACAACGGTGGAGAAAACAAGTACATCTACATAACCACAGGTATGGGTGGAAACACCGGTGAAGGTGGTGCTGATTACACGGCTGGTAAGTTTATCTTGCGTCTCTTCGGATATGCAGTTGTTGCTGATAAAGGCACAAAACAACTCTAATCTATAAAACATTAATTATGATGTCAAAAGTCCCTTTTTGGGACTTTTGTTTTTTGGCCACTAATTACAAATAAATGGAGATTTTTATGAGTAAAAGTGGATATAGAGCCAAGAAAAGAGCAGCCCGTCAAGCCGCCGCAGAAGCAGGAAGTGCTCCCGCTCCCGCGCCAAAAAAAGCACCTGCTCCAAAGAAAGCAGCACCCAAAAAGGTTGTTCGCAAAAAGGCCCCCAAGAAAAGCGCTGAATCAAAATAGTGTTCTATGGCTAGAAAATCTAAAAGAATAAGGTTATTAGCACAGTTAAAAAAACTAAATGAACAAACGCAACCCGTGATGCTTGTTGATGAGGTTAAACCTGTGCTTGAAACCTCCAAACAAGAACCTGTTGTTGCACAATTGATTGAGGAACCAAAGATAGAAAAGGTGCCTGAACCAGTTGTTGAAGCCGTTGTAGAACCACCAAAGCCCAAACCAAAAAGAACTAGGGCCAAATCTACAACACCCTCAAAGCCCAAAGCCAGCGCAACGCCAAAAAAACCCCGAGCACGAAAAACAACAACGAGAAAGCCACGGGCAAAAACGGCTAAAAAAACAAAAACCGCAGAATAGACGCTTTCATACGATAAAAACTATTTAGTATGATCGGAGGGTACATGCATGTCATTTCCAACTTTAACACCAGCGTCTCAGACATCAGCAATCGTTCTTCCAGTAACAGGTACACACAGTGATGTATTATCTTCATTACCCTTTAGTATTTATACATCAAGTGCTTTTATATCTGGTGCTGTGGATCAGGTTGCTTATACTTACCGTAAGCTTGGTGGGGATGTACTTGATCTTGAAATCAAGGCCGAAAATGTCTACGCCAACTACGAGGAAGCAGTTCTTGAGTATTCTTACATCGTTAATTTACATCAAGCAAAAAATATTCTTGGTTCTTCCCTTGGAAACCCAACAGCATCGTTCAACCAAGACGGATCAATAACAGAGGGCCAATCTGGGTCTATCGAATTAAGATATCCTAAATTCAAATTTGATTACGCAGTAAAGATTGGACAACAGTTTTCAAACGAAGCAGGGTTCGGAGGTACTACTCCTATATACTCAGCGTCTTTCTATACAACCGCTAGTAAACAAGATTACGATTTGCAATCGATTATTGCCTCAAACGCTGCGGCAGGTGGTGTTCCTTATGAAGATATAGACACTAACAAGAGGGTTCGAATCCGAGAGGTATTCTATGTCTCTCCTCGACAGATGTGGAGATTCTATGGATATTATGGTGGCCTTAATGTTGTGGGCAATCTCCAGACATATGGGCAGTATGCTGATGACTCTAGTTGGCAGATTATACCGGTGTGGCAAAACAAACTTCAGGCCATGGCCTTTGAAGACCATTTATACACCAGAACTTCTCACTATTCGTATGAAATTATAAACAACAACCTTCGTTTGTATCCAGACCCCGATGCACAATCACCGAAGCAATTTTGGTTCAGATTCTCAATAAATGAGAACAGTTGGGATGACGAATTTGATGATGGGCAATTAGGTGTAAACAATATGAATACACTTCCGTTTGAGAACATCCCATATAAAAACATCAATTCTATTGGTAAACAATGGATTCGCAGATTTGCACTTGCGCTTAGCAAAGAAACACTCGGACAGGTTCGCTCTAAATTTGGTAATAGTGTTCCAATCCCCGGTGATACTGTAACACTTAATGGCTCCGACCTCATGTCTCAGGCCAAAGAGGAACAAAACGCGCTGCGTACAGAATTGAAAGAACAATTGGAAGCAATGACTTACGACAAACTTATCGAGACAGATAAAAACATTGTTAACAATACAAACGAAATACAGAGAAACATACCCACAGGCATTTTTGTAGGATAGAAAATGAAAATCAAAGTAAAATTAAAAGAGAACAAGCAACTCGTTCAAGAAATCACCGAAGAAGAATACGAATTTGTTGAGGAGGCATTAGAAATTCCTATCGAGGAGATGCCTTATTCAAACATCTTTGGAGATAAATACCGAATCATTCGTGAGTTTGGAACTCTCAGCGATGGAAATCCTTTTGGAAAAATGATAAAGAAACTTGGTGAGTTCGGGTGGAACCTCGCAGAGCACGAGGGCGATAAAGCCATTGAACTATACAAAGAATACACATTGGTAAAACCCAATCCTAAATACGGTCAAGACTCAATAGATGGACAATACATTAGAAATCCTCAGTATGTAAAGATGACTCTCCAAAAGCTCATTCAGAAAATGAATGCCTTTGCTACAAAGGGTGTAACCTCAATGTTTGGAAAGAGGCAGAATATCAGCAAAAGAAGCTATGAAGAAGGAAATGCTTTAAGAGATGAACTTCGAGCCAAATCCCCAGATGGTCAAATTACAGGCGAACTGACGGATGAATACAAACAAGGACTAGCAGTTATTGATAAGAAATACGGACTCCCAGCAAGAGCATTGGTCGCTAAAATGAGGACAGGCATCAACCTTTACTTTGGTCGCAGTTCTGGTTTTACTTATGAATTGTTAGCAATGACAAAAGGATCCCGAGTCGAGGACCTATTAGAGGATCTTGAAGAGTATTCTAAGTTGGTAAGTGACGAAAGGGAGATGTATCAAATACAATCTAACTTTGACAGACTCTTTGAGCCGACTTATGTAATCTACTCAAGACATCCAGTTGATGTGTTCCGTATGTCTGACTTTGTGCAGATTCAATCATGCCACGCTCCACCTTCTAGAAAGGGAGACATGCAAGGGTTTGACGAGTATAACATTTGTGCTCTTGCCGAGGCTTATGCGAACGGAATGATTGCTTATGCTGTCCCAGCAAAATCATTTGAGGACGTCGAGCTTGAGCCCACACAAGAGTCTCTTGATGAAATCGGTGAGGATGAATTGTTCTGGGATGAGGAAAGAGGGGAAGGCCAAGTTGAACCTGTTGCTCGTGTGAGGATTAGAAATGTTGCTTTCACAGACCGCGAGACAGGACAAGTAACACGAGTTGCTGTCCCAGACAAAAAGACTTATGGTAAACCCCCCGCTAACTTTAGCACTTATGTTCGCAACTTTGTTGCTGCCGCACAAAGAGAACAGATCAACCAGATCGCGAACTCTGATGCTGTTGATAGGTTTGACGATGGTGACATTAACATTCCTCTTGAAAACTTTGAAAGGTTTGGTGGAAGTTATGAAGATGGTGGAGCGGCTGTTAGAGACAACATGCCTCTCATGTTTGCAAGTGCTCTTAACATATCAGCAGCAAAGATAACAATGCCCGGCAATCTTACCTATGATCACACACTTCAGAGGGAGTTAAAAGATAAATTCCAAACAGGCTTGAGCCAAGATGATCTAGACCAAATGGTTTACAGACAAGCATCTGAGTTAGGCGGTCCCGGTCGATATACATTAACCGCAACCGCATACTTGAGTGACGATTACCATCCAATGATGGATTCAATTGATGTTATAGCCTATGCTGTGCTTCCAATGACGGATGACGAACTTAGAGAAAACTACACCGACATCGCAGACATGTTCGATGCGCATAGTGATTCTTTTGCCGTTTGGTTTAATGACGATCAAATTTATCCTGATAATATAATTCCAATGTATTCTGGCCAAGGTCGCGGAGACAAGCCCGTCCTTGAACTTGGTTTTCAAAATCTTCAATTCAACATGGCTGAGGCTGGTATGAATCTATACATTACGGATGAGGACAGCGTAAGAGAGATACTACAAACCATTGGCGATTCTCCTAGAAACGGCGGTTTTGGTTTTGATCTTTACACAGATCCTTATGTTGAGGATGGCTTTGATGCTATTGCTAAGGGTATTTTAGATATATCTCAGTATGGTACAGGTGAAGAGTTTTATCTCACCCGCCTCTTTAACAAACATCTCAACCCCGATAGTTCTATTGGAGATTGGCAACCCGTACAAGTTGAGATGGAGTATCATGACTACACTAATGTGGAATACTATAAAGAGGCAGAGTTTGAGACATACATAGAAATAGACACGGAGTGGATGCTGGAAGCAGGATTAACACCAGAACAAGTGGGTATTTTTATCCTTGCTATAAACCAGCATGATCTGGTTAAGAGTGAGCTTGTAAGACTTATCTACATGCACCTCATTATGGACAGATCTGCCTTGAGCACATATGACTTCAGGTCCGAATTGACCGTTGGAAGTGAGGATACCTATACCACACTACAAGATGTTGTTGAGGATGCAGGAAACATTGCGGCCTCATTCCCGCTTAATCTTAAAGTAGATGCTGAAGCTGACGTTTATTCGAAGAAAACAGCCGCCGCACTTGAGATTTGGCTGACGGAATACAGCAGCAATAGTTCAGCCGATGATGCCTTAAGCAGCGGTCGAGGAGAGGTCTTTATTAGAAACGTTCTTGAGCAGTTCTCAAAGCAACAGACAAACGAAAGTAAGAAACGAATGAAAGTTCGCATGATACGAGGGTAAATGAATGGCGGACAATAAGTGGTCAAAGCCAGCGTCTCCACCACCTCCTCTCTTTCTTGGAGAGAAGGAGCGAAACCTCGTCAAACAAGTCAACGACGAGATCATCGAGAGAGTTATTGGCCAACAGGTCCTTTATTTCCCAATCGACATTGACCGAACCAACTTCCACCCAGTATACGGTGAGGCCATTGTAAAAACTTTTTTACATCCCGTTAGAGTCTATGCTCTCGTGGAATATGGAGGGGTTGAAACAGCCTTTTTAGATAACATGGGATTAGATAAAAGCACCAATATAACC